CCGGAATAGATCAACCCTTTCTAAGTTCACTCTTGAACTGGTTGATAGTCTCCTTAATCTCTTCCGAGTTAGGGAGGCGGCCGTAGAAGTCGGGATCTAACATCCGCTTCTGCAGGAGCCGGTCACACACATTAACCATGTGTAGGACCGGTTTCGTTAATGGGTCCCCCATGAGGACCCCTTGACGAAGTGTAATCCACCTGATGTCCTTGACATCAGATGGTTCACCGAGATCTGCTATAAGTCCTGTGGCCTTAAAGTAGATCTTGCGGGGTTTGTAGCATGTTTCTACTACAATACCCTGCAGCAACCTTGGAATGCCACACTTGGCCATCCAGGGTACTCCCAGATCCTTTGCAACCTTGTGTTGCAGAGAATCGGTAGCCTCTTTGTAGTCTGTAGAAGACACGTAGAGGTCTTCGAAGGTGTCTGTCCTTTCGACATACCCTTCGAATAAGGTCTCCTCCCTCTTCAAGAGGTGGAAGACTTCATCCTTCTCCGACTCTTTCGAGAAAGAGTTGAAGAAGTTCCAACCATGGTTTGATGCGCTCATTCCAGATTGGCTGCTGCGAATCCCTTTAGCTAGGGGTTCGGAGCATAGCTTGCTTACTAGATCGAGGACGATCTTGAGGCAAGCTCGGGCCTTGGTAACGCTTCTCGCTTTACCAGGTTCCTTCACCACTGTGAGGAACGCTTTACGCAGTTCCTCTGGTGGCGTGTGGAGAACTCGGTCAAGACTGACCCAGAATATAAGTTCTCCAACAGTGTCGAATTCATCCTGGAACTTCCAAGATTCGACACTACCTGTGTCCAAGTCCCTTATCGGGATCTGAGACATAGGGTCGACGTCGCAAATCATTTTCTTGATCTGCTCCGTCGTTCCGCCTTCACGTCGGGTCTTTTCCCAACATGCAGCGGATGTGACCGTGACCCTCGACTTTGTCGAGAGCCCGGTTACAGCGGCAGCGGGGAGGTCACGTATTACCTCCTCGACTGCCATTCTCCTGAGAGTGCATGCTGTCATGCTTTCTTCAGGAGGCTCCAGGGAAACGGTTTGCAAAAACTTCCGTTTCGCCTGGAGTACAACAAGTGGTGGTGGTGTACCACAACCCCTTGTTTGAGACAGTATACCTATGATGCATAAGTATTCGTGTCCCTTGACACCCTGTAGGACCTTCCAGGTCCTCCAGAGGAGTCGAGACCACTCCCCCCCGCGAGGGGGTGGAGTGGCCTCCTTTTCAAGCAGATCTCTATGAGAAGCCTGCTTGAACCACTTCCTAGTCCACTTAAGTGTGGAGTAGGAGGTTTGGATGGTGGCTGCCTCTAGGGGCAGTTCTCCATCGAGAAACTCGTCGCCGATCAAAAGCGATAGAGTTCCAAGTGTGAACATGTCGAATCTTTCCCATGTCCACACTTCAGCGGGGTTTGCCAGATATCTCTGGACAAAAATCCCGTCAACAGTCTTAAGGCATTCAATTAGCCTTAGAGACCGTGACCCGCGGTCGCGGAGAGTGTACTCTCCGCCCTGCGAGATTACCCGTCTCTCATCTGCTGTCCAGATGGGATCGGGTCCGCCCTTTAAGAACCGGTTAATCCGATTCTTTAGGGTCCGTGCCCAGTGTCCAACTTTGGACTCTGGGTCACTACACTCTTTCTGAAGCCTTCGGCCCCAGTGAGTGTG